GATGTAAAAAATCCCCCCACCGATTAAGGCGAGGGGAAAAGGCAACTATTAGGCTGGAACTGCTAACGCAAATGCGCTAGAAGACAAAGCTGCACCAGTTGTAGCGGCTGTACGCATGGCTTTTACGCCATACAGAGTGTCAGATGTAAACAGAGTAGCAAGGTACTCTTGTTTGTACTGAGTCTGTGAACGAACACCAACTTGCTCAACCAGAACCATAGAGTCCTTGTGGCCCATCAAGCAGATGCGGTCAGTCTGGGTATTTCCATAACCAGTATCAGCATTGCTAGATGTAAACACGGGGATACCATACAGTTGACCGATTTCACCATTACGGATTGCATCGCCATTACCCACAAAAGCCTGTTCTGTGTAACGGGCAAGACCCATCAACGTGTTACGGCTTGAAGGAGGAATGATGAAGAAACGACCATCCATAGGAGTGTCGTTGTCATCCAAACGCTGAATGGTTCTGCGGATAGCAGCATCAGTCAAAGCAGCGGCATTGGAGCTAGTGCTGTTGTAAGCAGTAGTACCATCAGATCCGATATAAGCCTTGGTTGTTGTGTTGCTAGTAGCGTAGTCATTTGTACCAACAGTAGCACCATTGAAGGCACGACCCAATTGGATCAAATCAGTGTCTACTTGCTTGGCAAGTGCATAACCTGCGTCTGCTGTGTAGAACTGGCGCAAGCTGTTTAAGGCTTGGGCTTCCACGATGTCCTCAATGAAACGTGAGTACTCATAGTGCTTGTTAATCAAGACTTGAACTTCAGTCTCAGTATCGGCAATCAGAGTAACGGCAGTAGATGCCGCTTTAGCTGATGCTGAACCACGAGTAGGAGCTGGAATGTGAACAGTGTCACCTTTCTTGCCCTTGAAGCTCATCTTCATTACGATGTTAGCCAATACAAGGTTTTTCTTGTAAGCGGCTACGATTTCGTCAGACCAGATTTCTGGAATGAACGTTGCTGCGGTTGTTGTGGTTACCGCTGGTGTTGGATATGCCATGATTAAATCTCCTAAAACAAATTTTAACGAACCCTGCCCTCTGCGTATGCTGCCATGATTTCATCACTTAAAGCATCGTATCGGTTAGGATCTTGCATTTTCAGCCGAATAAGGTCAGCCCTACGATAAACCTTCCTAGATGACTCCCCAGAACCACCTGTATCAACCCCTACCGCTTTAAGATTCTGCTTTCGTGTGACCTCTGCTGAAGTCTCATTCTGCTGTTTCTTAACGCCACGAAGTTGCTTATATGTGCTTAACAATTCATTGGCAGAATCATAATCGAATTCAGCATCGGCTCGCTTGAACAATTCTATACGAACTGGGCTAGATTTAACCCAATTTGCAAAGTCCTGATCTTTAGCAATATTGCCAAAATCTGGATGTTCATTTGCTAACTTCTGTTGAATCTGTGCCCTTTTCATCTCTAGCGTTGCTTGACGCGCTGCTACGATGTCAGGGTGACTATCAACTGTCCTTTGAACTGCCTTCTTTGGATCATCAAAAAAGTCAATCTCAGGCTCGTCCTGCCTAATCTGTTGTTGTTTAGACCCAAGGTTCTGTCTAATGAGTTCATCGGCAAGTTTTCTTACTTCGCCTACCTCTTGAGCCTGCTTTCCAATTAACTTTTCAGCCTCTTGGTGCATTCTCACAATGTCATCCAAACTTTTGTCCCTGTATTTTTCAGGGAGATCTGGCTTCGAAAATGATTTCTGCTCTTCGATTTCTAACTCACCAGGCAATTCTTTATCTTCGTCAATCAACATATATTTCCTTTTCCTGCCGTCAATCGGTTGTAGGAGATTCAACTCGGCATTATTGCTTATGAGTTGATTTTGCGTTCACTTTTCAGCTTGTCAGTATGGCTTTTCCCAAATTTAGCGTGAGCCGTTGGGAAATGACCAGACCAACCTTCTAGCCGAAATGCTGGCGCAGAGAGAATGCGGTTGGCTGTAGCTCCGCACTCACACATTAGACTCGTTGTCTCATAAACAACCAATCTGTCCGTTCTATGCCCGTTTTTACAGGCGAATTCAAATATTCTTCTCATTTAGATCCTCGTATGCTCTTTCGCTGACTTGTTTTAAGTTTTTCAGCCAAGTGAGAATAGAAAGTTCACCTTTTCTAAATTGTAGACTTCTTTCGTCTTCAATTGTAGATATATTATTTAATGGTTCAATCATATTGTCAATGTCTTCTAAAAGTTCTTTCCAACCTTCAGTAGCCATCATCGAGAAGCGCTCCTCATAATACTTTTGCAACTCAGGTGTCATTGTTTAACCCATGAAATTGTTGTTTCATCCCAATAATATTTATCACCATTGGTTGGATATGAAACAGGAGAATCCCATAGACAAGTTTGTTCATTTAAAGTCCAACTTGGAAATGGCTTTGGAGAGATAAACGCATCACGTTGTGAATCATAAGTAAATCCTACTCCTGCATAGTTCTTACGCAGAGGCCGTCCTTCTGGATGCTGACCACCATAAGTGTTATAAGAAGTCTGAATCCATCCAGTGCCAAACATACCAGAATCAATTACATCTTGATTAGCCACAATAACTTGGGTGACTATTCCATTTTCTACTTTTGCAAAATGTGCCATGTTTTCCTCAGAATGTAATTGTTCCAGATGATGTAAATTTATATACAGTCAAACTTCCATTTGTTGTGACAGTAGGTGATCCTGTTGTAGATACTGCAGCAATAGTAGTGCTAATAATAACTACTCCAGAACCTCCATTACTTGCCGTTCCACCACCACCGCCACCAGTATTTGCTGTGCCAGCAGTTGAAGTTGTTGAAGGCGAAACACCAAGACCATCACCACCACCACCTGAACCTCCTGTCCCCTTAGCATTTGGATAGCCTGCACCGCCACCGCCACCTGCATAATATGTAGCAGTTCCAGTGATTGAACTTTGGCTTCCAATACCACCATTACCACCATTATTTCCACCAACAGAACCAACAGCACCTGCGCCACCACCACCACCACCACCTTGGTTATTATTTCCACCAGTGCCACCAGCATTACCTTGACCTGAAGTCCCAGCGCCTCCACTAGCAAAAGCACTGTCACCGCCGCCACCGCCACCAGAACCACCTGTTTTTCCAGTAGTTGAGCCGCTGATATTTACACCACCACCACCACCGCCAGTTGCACTGACAGTTAAAGGCGTGCTTGTAATTGAACTTACCGATCCATTACCACCTTGGCCATTTGACCCCGGAACAGAACCACCAGCGCCAACAACAATAGTTAATGTATTCCCCAAAGACACAGAAACATTGCTGCCACTTAATAAACCACCAGCACCTCCACCACCGCCAAGACCACCAGGCCCACCACCAGATGCTCCACCAGCCACAACTAAATAACTTATAACTGGAGGAGGAGGGCTAGGCCAAGTGCCTGCGCCTTTAGCTTGCATTTGCTGTGTAACTGTCCACATTCCAGAATATTGAGTCATGTTGCACTTAGAAAGTTATTGAGCCAGAAGATGTAAATGTATATATCGTGTATTGACCACTTGTGGTAACAGTCGGAGAGCCAGTTGTAGCTGATGCCGCAGAAATACTGCGAATGATTACAACGCCAGAGCCGCCAGCGCCACCATTTTGATTGGCGCTATTTCCTCGACCACCACCACCGCCACCACCTGTATTGGCAGTTCCATTAGATCCAACAGTATCATTTGATGCGCCGCCTGCACCACCACCGCCAGAGCCGCCGCTACCAGCAGTTAGCCCATTGTTTGTACCGCCACCACCTCCACCAGCATAGTTAACGGATGACCCTGTAATGGTAGAAGCCGCGCCAGCGCCGCCGTTGCCGCCTGAAGTAGAAGCGGTTCCATTAGAACCAACAGCACCACCGCCTCCACCGCCACCGCCCACATTGACAGCGCCAGTTCCACCTGCATAGCCTTGGCCTGAAGTGCCTGCTGCGCCAGAAGCGCCAGCGCCACTAGCACTTCCAGTGCCACCACCGCCTGAACCGCCAGTTGTGGCAGCAATTAAAGTTCCGCTAACTGATCCTGTTCCACCGCCGCCGCCACCTACAACAGTTGTAGATATTGCGCTGAATACAGAGTTGCCGCCTGTACTTCCAGGCAAAGAAGTTGAAGTGCTTCCAGAACCTCCAGCGCCTACAGTAACTGTGTAAGTTGTAGAAAAAGCTAAATCAACAACACCTGTAAAAACCCCGCCACCACCTCCACCACCAGAGCCATTGGCTGTGCGCCCCGCACCACCTCCACCGCTAACTACAAGGTAGTCAACAGAGGGTGCTAATGGATTAAAGGTGGCGGTAATAAAACCGCCTCTATATCGGTTTGACATTAGCTTATTTCCTCATAGGAAACACTAAATGTAATTCCACTTGCCGTTCCTGAAGTTATACTGATGCACGTTCCTTCTTGCAAATAAAACTGAGTTGTTTTATCTACAACAATGAGTGACGCATTGGAAGGTACAGATGCAGCAGAAATAATTGGATATGCTGTGCCACCAGATGGAGCTGATCCTTGGGCAACAGCACCATTGGTATAAATTGATACTGTAGCAGCTACGGCACTTGAACCATTTACATTAGCTGCAACAATCTGGTTAATCTTTAAAACTTTTCCAGATGATGCGGCATTAGTTACTAAAACTACAGCAGTTGTTCCTGTCGGTGTGTAATAAGTTGTTGTGCCATAAGCGTATGTTGCGCCAAGAATGTTCGGGTTTGCCATCTTTTTTCCTTACAAACCAAATATCAATGAAATTGCGGTAGATTTGGCTTGAGTTAATCCACCACTTGTTGCCGCTATTGTCTGATTAGGCCAAGTACCTGTTACTGTAATGTTTGTGCCAGCAACAATGCTTGGAGTTGTTGTTCCTGTACCGCCATTGGCTACTGGTAGTGTTCCAGTTACGCCTGTTGTCAAAGGCAAACCAGTTGCATTGGTCAATGTGACAGACGTTGGCGTACCCAAAATAGGTGTGACAAGCGTAGGGCTTGTGGCAAATACGTTTGCGCCAGTACCAGTTTCGTCCGTTAAAGCCGCTGCTAAATTTGCACTAGTTGGTGTGGCCAAGAAAGTAGCAACACCCGTTCCAAGACCAGACACACCCGTGCTAATTGGCAAGCCAGTTGCATTCGTTAGAGTAGCAGAAGTTGGAGTTCCAAGAATAGGAGTTACTAGCGTTGGACTAGTAGACAATACAGTGTTACCAGTTCCAGTGCTAGTAGTAACGCCAGTACCGCCATTGGCAACAGGCAAAGTACCATTGATACCAGCAGTTAAAGAAACAGTGTTCTTTTCCCAAAGTGAAGTGCTTGAGTTGTAAACAATGGTTTGACCAGTTGTGGGAGACTGAGCCGATACATTGTGGATTTCATCTAACTCATAGCCATTTTGTACCTTGACAAATAACTTTCCCTGAGTTGGGTGAGCGTGTTCTACAACAGCAACATAAACAAGATGAGTAGGCGCATAAGGCTTGGTAGCCGTTAAAGTTCCAGCAGTTGCTCCACTCAAATAAAGCTGATCGCCATCTGCATAAGCAGAAGTATTCATATTTGCAATCAATCCAATGACAGTTACATAGCCATTTGAATTGTTGGCTAGGTCAGCAGTCATCAAGCCCAATGTTTGAGCAGAAGTAGCGTCACTTGTCGCCAATGCTTTAGAGACTGTTGGATTCTGTCCTGTAGCGCCTGAGATATAAACCGCAGTACCCTTTGTTAAGGTAGCGCCAGTTGTATTTCTGACCAAGCAAATCACATTGGTTGTAGAACCAGATACTGCAACAGATAAATCTGCTACTCCAGAAGCCGTAGAAACAGTTACAGAGCCGTCTGTAGAGGTCACACTACCAATGGCATTAACATCTGTATAAGTAAGTGAAACAGCACCAGTTTGACTGTTTACGCTAGTTACAAGATTACTTTGGTCAATCTTCTGCCAAACAGAACCATTGAAAAGCAACCAATCGCCAATCTGCCAATCAGTAATCCCATTCAGATTCGTTGAACCCGCAGTAGAAACAATGTAATAGTAGCCATTTGTACCAGTGCTAGACGCAAGGGTAGGGGAGTTTGTTGACGCATTCCAAGTGCCTTGGTAGCTCAAACCACCCGCAACAGAAGCCCATGAAGTGCTTGTTCCATTGGTTGTCAGGTACTTGCCTGAGTTACCAGTTTGGCTAGGAATCAGAGTGTTAATCTGAGTCTGTAAAGAAGCCAGAGTATCTAGGACATACTGAGATGTGCCACCACCATTGGTAATGACTTTGATCTGACTTGCTAACTCCGTTGGAACAATCTCGCCAACATTGATTTCATTGCCATTAGACAATGTAATAACCAAACCACCATCAAAGTCTAAATAGGCATTTGCTACTGATACGCCATCAATGCCATCTATGCCGTCTTTACCTGCAACACCTTGTGCGCCTTGACGACCAGGAGTGCCATCTTTTCCCGCTTTTCCATCTCTACCATCTCGTCCATCCGTACCATTGATACCATCACGACCATCCGAAATGGAAGCAACTCGTTTTTCAATGAGATTACCTAGATCGTCATAGCGACTTCTAATGTCAGATTCAATCTTCTTGAGTGCTTGAACAACAAAGTCAACATTCTCGCCAATCTTTTGCTTTTGGATTGCTCTAGCGTTAGCAACAGAAGTCTTAACAGAGGCAAGAATAGCCTCTTGTTGCTCAGGAGTCATGCTCTTGAGTATTAACTCCTTGACTAGGCTTTCAGCGTCCATTGCTTAACTCCTTGGTCAACTGATCTAAGAAATCTTCTTCCATGCCTGATATTTTATTCTTCTTATCAGCCATTTGCAGTTCAACAATCTTAGATTTATTCTTAATATCTGCTTCTTTTAGCATCAATTCAGCAATCTTGACCCGTTTGTCAAACTCATTGGACTCACCACCTTGAGGCAAGTTCTTTGTAGCGCTGCTAAGCACTTTAGCCTGTACTTCTTGTGGCATTAACTGAGCTTCAACAGACAACTTAGTCGCTTCAGCACGATTTTGCTCTGCTTGAGTTGCTTGCACAGCAATTTGAGCCTGTTGTAACTGCATAGCCAACTGTTGTTGTGCTTGTTGCATCTGTTGAGCTTGTGGATCAGGTTGAGCCATCTGGTCAAGCATCTGAATCAACTCAAGTCTATTTGACAGAGAAGAATTAGCCATGATGCCCTTCAAAATGATAGGCAAAACAGGTGTATTAGGGCCAAGAGTCTGCAGTAAAGAGATGAATTGTTGTTGCTCATGTTCTCTAGCGATGATTCCAAGCGCTGCCGTAGGAATAAACTTCATGTCCACAGTAGGATAACGCTCAGGGTCAAACTGCATATAGCGATATGCGGCTTTGTTGATAAACGGAATCATAAAATCTTCTTGAAAATTAACCAAGGTGCGCTTGTATTTCTTGATAATTGAGGCTACTGCCATCGAAATACCACCCTGACCACCATCTCTAGCAACAGCAGTGACCATTCCCTGAGAATCAAGAGTTCCTGTTGCCATCAAAAGCATACGCTCAAACTCTTTAGCCGTTGTCAGATTAGAGCCATCTGTATTGCCGAACTTGAATGGGAACAGAATCTCATTTGGATTTCCGTTTGTCAGGATTGCTTTGCCTGGCTTTACTTCAAACTTAGCACCCCGTGGAAGACGGGTAGCATCCATAGCCATCATTGGGCTAGTAGTAAGGGCAAGTGAATCTAAGTGTGAACGAACTTGGGCATCTATAGCCTTTTGTGAGTTGTAAGCCTTCTCAACAGTACCACGACCCAACAAGCGATTAGGAACTGTATCGTCCTGATAAGCAAGGATTGGGCGATCCTTCATCAT